GGTTGTTAATGGAACGGCTATCCCCGAATCCTCTCGGGGGTTTACTCATAATGTATCTAATACTGTTAATGTTCGTCCAGACGAATGGTCGGATGTCGCAGATTATATTTACGATAATCGTGAATTTTTTACTGGTGTTGCATTATTACCCGATAATGGAGATACAATATATCAACAAGCACCACATCAAGAGTTATCAAAGGATGATGAGGTGATTTGGGCAAATTATATGTCAGGGTATGAGAAGGTGGATTATACTAAACTAAATGAAGAGGATGATGTGACTGATCATAAAAGCATCGTAGTCTGTGCGGGCGCAAATGGTTGTGAATTAAAGTAGATAAATCATAATCTACATTAATTAGAAAGGCACCCAATTGGGTGCCTTTTTTATTTCCCAAAACTATCTAATCCTAGCTTAGAGACCCAACAGAATGACAGTTTCTAAAACTTTTGGGATTATTTCGTAATAAAATATTGACTTTAAATGCCATTTGTGGTAAAATAATATAAAGTATAGCGTGCTATACTTTATATTATTTTAATTTGCTTGATTAATAAATGATAGTTTTGGGGTATATCGGGCTAAATAGTTAAAAGGAGTATTTTAGTGAAAAAATTAACTAAAGGAGCGTTTGTTGAAAAATCAGAAATGATTCATGGTAAAGGGAGATATGACCTTTCTGAGTTTGTTTACATTAACAGTCGAACTGAAAATATACTAATTGAGTATGATGGGATTCAGCATTTTGAGCCTATTGAATATTTTGGTGGCTCAGATGCGTATGTGTTGCAGGTAAAAAGAGATAAACTTAAAAATTCATATGCAGATGATAATAATATAAAATTAATCAGGATTCCATATTGGGACTCTGATAAGATTGAATCAATATTGACTGATAATATTGCAGACATAATACAGGAGGATAGGTAATGCGGTCATATACGTTCCATTGGGAGTTAAAAGATTTAATAATTCAATTTATGAATGCATTGGATGACAGTATCGTTAAACGATACGATGAGGATAAAGCAGTGGAGAAAGAAATTGATGTCAAGTTCATATATGCTCCGAAAAGCAGGACACTGCATTGGCTGATCAACAAACAACAACATATAACGCTACCCGCAGTTAGTGTGTCGGTTGCAGGGGTTACCCGTGACCCAACTCGCGTCTTTAATAAGATAGATGGTCCGACATTTATGGCAGAAGAGAATACAACCCCGCTACAGCCAGTGCCAGTTAATATTTCAATGAATGTATCTATGTTATCTAAGTATCAAAATGACATGGATCAGATGATTAGTAACTTTGTTCCATATTTCGACCCATACATTGTATTAAGCTGGACACATCCAAAGATAAACCGTGAGATTCGATCCGAAGTAGAATGGGATGGGAACCTTTCATATAAATATCCAACAGATATTAGCGAAAAGGATCAATATAGATGTGCAGTGGACACGACATTTACAATTAAGGGTTGGTTGTTCAAGAAATCTGGGCCAAATGTTGCCCCAATTTATAAAGTGACCACAGAGTATTTTGGCTTGTCTGCATTAAACATCCCATACTTCGAGTATGATGAATTTAAGGAAGATCTCGATGGAGACAAGTTCGTTATTAGTGGAATTCCAACAATTTACAATACCGACCCGATATGGATCAACCAGACGGGTGGAAGTGTTACGGCATACGGTAATTTATTGGCACCTGACTATGTATACCTTAGTGGAAGTGACAGTATATTAAGTGGATATGACATAGAAACAGTTGACCGCTTTTCGGATGTTGAAAATCTATCCGCAGACAATCCACCATTTTCTGGAGTAGAGATAACATCATTTTCCAAGTTCAACGATGGCTCGGTGGGAATCGATATACCACTATTATCCGATACTGGATTATTGGATATCATTATACTAAATGATGCAGGGTATGGCGGTATTATAAAGAACGCAGAAACGACATCTTTACAGAAAGATGGATTATTTGTAATTTAGGGCTTGTTAGATAGAGGATATGTAGTAAGTATTTGTATAATGAAAAGATTAACGACAGATTTAGGAGATAATTATGCCAGAAAATAACAGGTTCCGAAGTGAACTCATAGCGAGATTGCCATTCTCGTCTAGTATAATGGACTCAATCACACGTCTCAACCCCAAGTATACGAGTTTCGATGAGATCACCTCCCGTGGTGAAGAAAGATTGGTTAATCAGTCCGTTGTATACGGTCAGCCAGATGGAATGGGTGGAAGACGTGATGCGCTAGGTAGTGTATTCAAAAACATGAACTTTTATGAGTACATGTACAGTTCACTCGATACTGACAAGATCAAACGAATCCAAGATTACAGGAGAATGGCTGGTTACACTGAGTTGAGTGATGCCATTGATGAAATCTGCGACGAATGTATTGTTTATAATGAGGAAGACAATACAATTATTAAATTCGACCCAAAGGGTGCGTACTCAAGGGATGCCAAAAAGGAATTGGCTAAAGAATGGAAGAGATTCATTGAATTCTTCAAACTAGAAGATAAGGGCTGGGAGTATTTCCGTCAGTTCTTGATCGACGGGGAAGTCTTTTTCGAAAATATCATATCCAAGAACCGTCCAGAGTTAGGATGCTTGGGTATCATGAATATTCCAACCGAACTCATCAACCCAATCTATGACAATGTTCAAAATGGGATGATTAAGGGTTATCTTCTACGAAAGCCTATGTTAAGTGATGATGCCAAGAATATTGACAAAGAACAAATTATTTTATTAGACCCTAATCAGGTCACATACATCAATTCAGGTCTATGGAATGCTGATAAAACTATCAGACTTCCTTACATTGAAAATTCCCGTAGACCGTATAAGCAGTTATCGCTTATTGAGGACTCTATCGTCATTTATCGACTGGTTCGTGCACCAGAACGTCTAGTATTCAAAGTTGACGTTGGCAATATGAATACTCCAGAGGCTGAATCATACATGAAACGCCTCATGCACACATATTGGTCTAAGAAGACATTCGACTTCTCTGGTACTGGTATGCAGAACTCATACAGCCCACAGTCAATGCTCGATGCATTCTGGTTCCCTAAGAGAAATGGACAGGCTGGTACTGATGTTGAGACTCTTCCTGCTGGTCAAAACTTAGGACAGTTGGATGACCTTATGTACTTCATGAAGAAGCTATATAAGTCGTTGAAGATTCCAATTTCCCGCCTAGACCCAGCAGATCCATTCAAGGATGGAACAGAGATTACAAGAGAAGAGTTACGATTTGCTAAATTCATAATGAGAATTCAACGTGAGTTTGCAAGTGGAATTAAAGATTCATTCATAACCCATTTGAAGTTAAGAGGACTATGGGATAAATTTGAACTATCCGAAAGTGAAATCAGCATCAAGTTCAACATGCCTACCAGTTTTGGTGTAATGCGTGAACAGCAGATCTTTAGTATTAAGTATGAGAACTTTAATAACATGTCTGCAAATGAAGGTGTTGCTAACTCATATGCACAGCGTTATTACCTAGGGTATAATGATACGCAGATGGCTGAAAATCGTGAATGGTTGAGGAAGGATGCGGAATTACAGTGGGAGATTGAAAGAATTCGTACTGAAGGACCAGACTTCTATCAGAATCAGGATGTAATGGATCAGGCAGAGGCCGATATCCTTGGCGGCGGTGCAGGAGGTGCAGGTGGATCTGCATTTACCCCAGAAACTCCACCAGATTTTGGACCCGGACCAGAGACACCACCTCCAGCGGCAGGAGCACCAGCGGCGGGAGCGGTAGGGGGCCAACAACCGCCTCCACCACAGGCGTAATGGTATATGAATGATAACACTCGAAATGAGCGACTTAAGAAATTCATCACTACTGCCAATATAAAACATGATGGATTTTTTAATTATGATGAATTTATATTTCTTGGAATGAAACGTAAAGGGACTATAATATGTCCAATTCATGGTAAGTTTTTACAAAGACCACAAGATCATCTTTCTGGATCTGGGGGATGCATGAAATGTAGAAGGGCTCAATTGAGATCTATATTTCATAAACCATTAGTAGAATATATAATAGAGGCTAATGCTGTTCATAATAATAAATATGATTATTCTAATTTCATTTTGAAGAATAGTAAGATACCCGGAGTAGTAACGTGCCCAATACATGGCAACTTCATGGTTAGTTTCAATAATCATATATCAAATGCAACTGGGTGTCCTGTTTGTGCGGTCATATATAGGGCAGAATTAGCTCGAAGCAATGTAGACGAATTTATAAATAAGGCCATGGCTCGTCATGGTGATTTATATTCTTATGCTGATTTTTTATACAAGGGGAGTTCCGTTAAAGGTGATATACGATGCATGAAACATGGAATTTTTAAACAAACACCAAATGACCATTTAATGGGATCGGGTTGCCCAATTTGTGTATCATCATCTCGTGGCGAAGCTCGCATTGCATTGGTCATGGATAATCATAATATTCAATATTATGCCCAATATAGGTTTAATGATTGTAGGTCTACATATCCACTTCCGTTTGATTTTTTTATCCCAACATTGAAAATTGCGATAGAATATGATGGGATACAGCACTTTCAACCCGTTGAACATTTCGGGGGGTTGAGTTCTTATGAAACCAGAGTGAGCAATGATAATATAAAAAATGATTATTGCTTAAAAAATAAAATAAGATTGATACGAGTACCGTATTGGGATTATGATAATGTTGATACAATTATTAATGATATTCTAGTATGATAATTTATTATTAATATTGATAAATCATAATGTCGCCCTGATAAGTAATTATGGATAGGTTTATTCTATCAAACAGGGAGAAATTATGGCTGATAAAATATTAAGAAAAGAAAACGACCAATTTTTACACGAAGACTATGTTGCATTTAAAGGAAACGTAGCATTTGGGTATGATAAAACCCCGAACAATGAAATACAAGCGGCTGATTTACCGCTAACCGTTGTCATAAATGGTATTGATGCTATATCACTACCAGCAGGAACTACTACTGATAGAGGGGATATAGATGCTGATGGCATAGGAAAGCCTCTGCTTAGATATAACACGACTCTCAAAGAATTTGAAGTATACCACCCAGCGACTATATCCCCAACCGCCGCAGGGTATTGGGTAACACTTGCTGATGATACCGAAAGTTTATATCAGATTGAAAAGATCGGAACTTACATGGTTGGTGGGGATAAAACAGGGGACGCGCGAGGAGATTATGCACTTGATATTCAATCAAGGCGAACACTTACAACGCAAGTTGCATCTGGAAGCAATGCACTCGCCATAGGTCGGTTAGCGACTGCCAGTGGAGATGGTTCAACAGCCATTGGTTATTTAGCGACTGCCGAAGGTGATTATTCAACCGCCATGGGTTATTCAACAATTGCCAGTGGAACTTATTCAACCGCCATGGGTCTATCAACGACTGCCAGTGGATATTATTCAACCGCCATTGGTCGGTCAACGACTGCCAGTAAAACTTCTTCAACCGCCATGGGTTATTCAACAATTGCCAGTGGAACTTATTCAACCGCCATGGGTAATGGAACGACTGCCAGTGGAACTTATTCAACCGCCATGGGTAATGGAACGACTGCCAGCGGAACTTCTTCAACCGCCATGGGTTATTCAACGACTGCCAGTAAAACTTCTTCAACCGCCATGGGTTATTCAACAATTGCAAGTGGATATTTTTCAACCGCCATGGGTAATGGAACGACTGCAAGCGGAGGTTCTTCAACCGCCATTGGTCGGTTAACAACTGCAAGTGGATATTATTCAACCGCCATGGGTTATTCAACAACTGCAAGTGGATATTATTCAACCGCCATGGGTCTATCAACAACCGCCAGTGGAACTTATTCAACCGCCATGGGTAATGGAACGACTGCCAGCGGAACTTCTTCAACCGCCATGGGTAATGGAACGACTGCCAGCGGAACTTCTTCAACCGCCATGGGTCGGTTAACAACTGCAAGTAGATATTTTTCAACCGCCATGGGTTATTCAACAACCGCCAGTCGAAAAGCACAATTTACAGTTGGATATGTTGATCAGACATCTATATTAGTTATGCGGGAAACCACCACAGATGCCACTCCAACTTTAATATCATCACCTGAAGCATTTGCGTTAGATGATGGTACGAGTTATGGAATGACCGTAAGTATTCTTGCAAGACAGGATACAGGGGCAACTGGAGCTTATATGAAGCGTCAATTGCTTATAAGTAGAACAAGCGGGGTAAGTAGTTTAATTGGAGCGGTGCAAACGATAGGCGTAGATATAAGCCCATCTGGATACTCTGTAGCTATAACGGCAAATGATACGACAGATACGATGGATATAACTGTAATAGGAGGAATCGCAACAAACCTTAAGTGGGTTGCGACTTTGGAATTCAACGAAATTACCTATTAAGAATATTGATTTTTAATTATGTTGGGTAAATAATAATACAAGGAGAAATTATGAATGAGATAACAATAGATGGGGTTGACATAAACGTGAATCAAACGATAACTGGAATTAAATTAAGTAATCCAAAATCGATGGAGATACAAGCGGATGGGATTAAATGGAATGGCAGAGTTACCTTATTATCAAATGGCAGTCCATTAGGTAATATGCGCATTAATCGTGCAATTAATAGTGACATTGTGATGTCATTTGATGAATTAAATGCAACTGGACAATCGTTATATTCTAAGGATTATGTAGATTTAACTGTAACTGAATCATTTATAGTCCAAGGACAAACATTAGCAACTAAATTGATTGCAGAAGTCACTACTGCTGATGTTGGTATTACGATAGAAGATATAACGGCATTAGTAACTAGAATAGTACAAGCAACTTCGGTTTAGTATGTTAGAGAAGAGTTATATATTTAATTCTAGTATGCCCAGAAGTGGATCTGAGTTACTACAGGTTATATTGAATCAGAACCCTGAAATATATGGTTCTGTTACAAGTCCTGTTTTAGAGTTTTGGTATGGAGCTAGGAATAATATGAAACTTCCTGAAGTTCAAACACAACCGCACGAACTTATGGAGAAGGCGTTCCTAGGTCAATGTAGGGGTTCTATTGCAGGATATTATAACGAGATTACAACCAAGCCAATTGTTTGTGACAAGAGTAGAGGCTGGATTTATTATTACGACTGGCTACAGAAGGTTCTAGGGGAGACCCCAAAAGTAGTGTGTATGGTTCGTGATCTCAGAGAAATCCTATGTAGTATGGAGAATATATTTAGGAAGAATAGGCATCTTCCAGAAGGTCCAGATAACCCAACAGAAATGCTTAATTTGACAACGGAAGAGCGGGTAGGACATTGGCTCCACACACCGCCAATTGGGTTGGGACTAGGTCGGTTATATGATGCGTTAAATCAAGGAATATTGGAGAATGTTCATGTGATTAGATTTGAAGATTTGACGTCAAATCCAGCAGGGACAATGGACGGAGTGTACGATTATCTCGGGATTCCACGATATGATCATGATTTTAATAATGTAGTTAAAACGGTTGAAGAAAATAGTAACCTTTACGGTGTTTATGGAAATCACGATGTGAATCCAGTTGTTGCGCCGAAGGCTAAACGATACCTCGAAGTGTTGGGTAGACCTGTATCTGAATCTATTGTAAGCAACTATAAATGGTATTTTGATGAGTTTTATGGATAAGGAATGATATGGCTACTCGTGATAATACATATACATTTATAGATAAAGCGGTTAAGAAATTTGGTACTAAATTTGGGTATTCAAAGGTTGACTATGTAAATAGTAAAAGTCAAGTATGTATAACTTGCCAAGAACATGGTGATTTTTGGCAGAAGCCAAATAATCATATTATGGGTCATGGGTGTCCTGCCTGTGTTGGAAGATGTCGTACTACTGACGAAGTTGTCGGGTTATTACGATCTGTTCATGGCGACCTATATGACTACTCTAAGGTCGTGTATTCTAATGCTAGAACTAAAGTTGGTATAATTTGTAGAGAACATGGAATATTTTATCAATTAGTGAATGATCATTTAGCAGGGAAAGGTTGTATTAAATGTGCCAGAAGAAAGGCACCTAATGATGTAATTAAAGATTTTAGGTTAGTCCATGGTGATAAATATTCATATAAAGATGTCAATTATATAGATAATAAAACTAAAGTATGTATAATCTGTCAAGAACATGGTAATTTTCATCAATCACCACAATCACATCTTGAGGGTTGTGGGTGTCCAAAATGTTCTAATAGTAGAGGTGAACGTGAAATATCTAATGTATTAGATATGCTTGGTGTTGATTGGTATTCTCAGCATTCATTTGTGGATTGTGTTGATATTAATCAATTGCCTTTTGATTTCTATATTCCATCTATAAATCTATTAATAGAGTATGATGGTCGCCAACATTTTGAGCCGATTGACTACTTTGGGGGTATTGATACATATAGGTATACTAAAAGGCACGATGGTATTAAAAATAAGTATGCATCTCTTAATGGTATTAAGTTGTTGCGGATAAAATATACACAGTTTAATAATATTTCTGATATATTAGCGGAACACTGTGAAGTGATGATAGGAGATAAATATGAGTACAAGTAATAGTGGAACGATAGTACCAGCAGGATGGGAGGGGAGTACAACCTTAAATTCTTCGGTAAAGACATATGAGGATCTAACAACTCGCATTAAGATGCAATTTGGATATCCTACATTCGATGTTGAAGTATGCGACTCAGTAATCTATGATAATATTAATCAGGCACTAGAGTGGTATAGTAAGTATGCGGGATATACTGAAGAGTATTTGATGTTTGACTCTAATGCCTATGTTAAAGGGATGGGAATAGATATGAAAGATGTGTTCTCTAAACTGGGTACTGCATATAATACTGAATATTCTGAGGTTTCAGGGCGAATGTATGATTATGATCTGATAGATGAACGAAAAGTTATATCTATTCATGGATTTGACCCAGTTGAATACTCAGGAACTGACTATTTATTTTCAATGGATTATATGTTTGCACAGCAAACGTATTTCAGTCATATGATGGGTAACTTCGGATTTGACCTAGTAACTTGGCATATTCTTAAGGATTGGTTGGATATGAGATCCAAACTATTTGCAACACAACCTCAAGTCATCTTTGACAAGAATACACAGATGATGCGACTTATTCCAGAACCAACAAAGGATGGAAATAGATACATCGGTGTCATTGGCGCATGGGTGGAACGTTCGATATGTAATATGATAGCGGAGCGATGGATTTTTCAGTATTCACTTGCCCTTAGTAAGATTCAGGTTGGTAATATTAGAGGAAAATTTGGTCAAGTTAGTCTAATGGGAGGCGGATCTGTTCAGTGGAATGACCTATTATCCCAAGGACTAAAGGAAAAGGATGCCCTTGAATTAGAAATCATGGAGAAGGCAGGAGAAGCGTTGCCGCTTGGTATATATGTTGGGTAATGCTTGGTGCTTAGTGTATGAAAAAATTAGAACAATATCAAGTCATAAATAAGTTTAAAGAAGTTCATGGTGATGTATATGATTATAGCAATGTTCAGTATGTAAATTATAGAACTAAGGTTTGTATAGTTTGTTCAACTCATGGGGCTTTTTATCAAACCCCAGCAATGCATATTTCTGGGCGTGGGTGTAAATTATGTGGATATTCATCAAATAGTTTACGGTTTCGGAAAGATATTAATTCATTCATATCGGATGCAACTGATATACATAATGGCGTTTATGATTATTCTAACGTCCATTATAAAACTGCACATGAAAATGTGTCCATTATTTGTCCAATTCATGGCGAATTTAAACAGTCCCCCCATGCACATTTAAATGGTAATGGGTGTCCACCGTGTTCTATATCTAAAAGGATATTATCACAAACAATGAGCACTAGCGACTTCATATTAAAGGCAAATAATGTACATAATGGACTATATTCATACGAACGAGTAAATTATATAAATTGTAGGAATGATGTAATAATAAACTGTAATATTCATGGGTACTTTCATCAAAAACCATATACTCATCTACAAGGTAGAGGGTGTCCATTATGTAGTGCATCTAAAGGTGAATTAAAAATAAAGGAATATTTAGATAATATGCGTATCAATTTTGAATGCCAAAAGACGTTTAATGACTGTATTGATATTAGACGGTTGCCTTTTGATTTTTTCATAGAAGATAGAAATATATTAATAGAGTTTGATGGAATTCAGCACTTTAAACCTATTGATCATTTCGGAGGAAATATTGGGTTCACTGATAGAAAGCGAAAAGATGGGATAAAGGATAAATTTGCATTACTTAATGGCTATAAATTAATTCGCATATCATATACAGATATTGATGATATTCCTCGATTATTAAATTGTATAATTTAACAGAATAAAACATTTAAAATATCTAATCGAGTATAAGTAATTTAAAGGAGATATTATGAAAACTGAAAAAGAAATAATGGAAGAACTGTTAGAGAGTGTATACACTGGGCAAGCTTCCATACAAAACCGTAAAACAGCTAACACTTCCGTTCCTAGTCTAATGAATGAAAGTATTTTTTCTGGAAACCCTGACAGCAATGACGATGTCGAGGATGATGATAAAGACGACGACAAGGACGAGGAAAAGGACGAAAAGAAGGATAATCCATTTGCTAAGAAATCTGACGATTCTGACGACGATTCTGATGATGACGATTCTGATGACGATTCTGATGATGACGATTCTGATGACTCTGATGATTCAGATAGCGATTCTGATTCTGATGATGGTGATTCCGACGATTCATTTGGTGGAAAGTCCAAAGGACCAAATTCATCTGGACCATTCACCTCGAAGATTCGAAGCCTTCAGAAGGAATACAATGACCTATTGGTTGACGCATTCGAGAAGTATGCCCCTGAATGCATAGAAGATGCATTGGACGAGACAGAAAGTGCGTTTGGAGAAAACATAGAGGATTTATTAGATTCCGCCCTTGGTAAGCTCAAGGATAAGATCATGGATGACCTCGGAGTAGAAGCATCTAATGGCATGGACGGTATGGAAATGGGCGGAATGATGCCACCAGCGGCGATGGGTAGTTTTGACCCGGCAGCCGGAGCAGGCAATCCGATGGAAATTTCCATCTAACCAGTATGAGTATAGGTCGATATACTACGGAATATTTCATAAATAGGGCTATTGGAATTCATGGCCCTATTTATAATTATTCCAAGACAGAGTATATTAGGGCTAAAGTTAAAGTGGTAATAATATGCCATAAGCATGGTGAATTTTTTCAAACTCCAAATGATCATTTAAATGGTAAAGGGTGTCCTTACTGTAATAGTGGTAGTTCTATAGATACTTCAAGTTTTATTAAAAGATCAATTGAGGTACATGGTGATACCTATGATTATTCTAACGTTAACTATATTAATAGTAAAAAGAAAATATTAATAATTTGTAAACGGCATGGTGAATTTACTCAAACTCCGAATAATCACTTACATGGGCATGGGTGTCCAGTATGTAAGTCTGAATTAATTGGAAATTTATGTAGGGATACTAGAGAGATATTCATATCTAAGGCTAAATTAATTCATGGAGATTTGTATAATTATTCTGAAGTTAAATATCATGATGGTAAAACCAAAGTTTGTATAATATGTCCACATCATGGTGAATTTTGGCAAATACCAAATAGTCATATATCAGGAAAGGGCTGTCAAGCATGTGTGTCGTCTAGAGGTGAGTTATCGGTCAGAAGTTGGCTTATAGCTAATAATATTAAATTCAAACAAGAGGCCATATTTGATGAATGTGTTGATAGGATTAGGTTGCCATTTGATTTCTTTATACCATCAAAAAATATATTGATAGAATATGATGGTATACAACATTTTGAACCTGTTGAGTTCTTCGGAGGAGTGACTCAATTTGAGGATCAATGTCGAAAGGACCAAATAAAGAATGAGTTTGCCGTTCATAAGAATATTAAATTGATTAGGATACCTTATAATCAATATAACAATATAAGTACTATTCTATCTACCGAGGTTTGTAACTATGGCAAAAAAGACATATAAGAAATGGAAGCAGGGATGTTTCACCCCACAGCATCCAGAGAAGTATAAAGGGAGCACTCCTATTGTATATAGAAGCTCACTTGAACTAAAAGTAATGCATTTCTTCGATAATCTTAGTCATGTAATAGAATGGGGTAGTGAAAGTATAGTAATTCCTTATATTAAACCCACTACTGGTAGAGTTCACCGATATTACACAGACTTCAATGTCAAGATGCGGTCACCAGACGGCAAGGTGCGTAAGTATCTAATTGAAGTTAAACCCTATAAACAAACGATTCCCCCAACAAATCACGGAAATAAGAAGCCCAAGACGTTGTTATATGAGCAGTTAACATATGCGATAAATCACGCCAAATGGGACGCCGCAAAGGAATGGTGTAGTAAGAATGGGTACATCTTTACAACTTTCACAGAAAAAGATATAAATAAATACATCAAATAATATGGTTTTTTTGTTCTAAATGTGTAAATACTTAAAAGGAGAAATAATGTCCCTAAAACTATTAGTAGAAAATCCCACTTTCGATCTGGATTACGTTATCGAAGAGAAGAATAAATCCGAAGAACAGTCCCTGTATATTAAAGGTCCATTTTTGATGGCAGAGAAAAAAAACAAAAACGGAAGAATCTATCCACTGCATGAAATGCAAAATGATGTAAGTCGTTATATAAACGAAATGGTCATAACTAAGCGAGCATTAGGAGAGTTAAATCATCCGTCCTCTTGTGATGTTAACCCTGAACGTGCCTGCCATATGATAAACAGCCTTCAACAAGAAGGAAATATTTTCTATGGCAAATCTAAAATCCTAAACACCCCAATGGGCAACATTGTAAAGTCCTTAATCATGGAAGGTGTACAACTTGGGGTTTCTAGTAGAGCACTTGGAAAGTTGGCTCCAACCTCACTCGGTAATACTGTAAGTAACTTACATATAATCTGTTGTGATGTTGTACATGATCCATCCGTACCTACCGCATTTGTTGATGGTATACTTGAATCCAAAGATTGGATTATTAATCAAGATGGAAGTATTGCAGAAGCCGCTTTTGACCTATTAGATAAGGGTCTAAAGACGATGCCTGTTACAAACTCTGACGAATATCTAAGGAATCTTATTATTGGATTCTTGAAAGAAGTTAAATAAAATACAAATAAAATGGATATTTTGTTTGTATTAGATGTAAATAATTAAAAGGAAGAATCATGGAAGAACTAGAAATTAAGAAATTGATTAAGAACATTAATAGTGGAGATTATTCCACTGCAAGAGTTGTGCTTAAGAATGTCATAGAAGAGAAGATTCAGAGTAGAATCAGAGAAGCCATGAAAGATGACTAATTTAGGAGAATGAATATGAATATAAAAGACTTATTGAGCAATATAGACAGTTCGGTTCTTACAGAGGAATCCAAGACTCAAATTAATGAAGTATTTGAGCAGGTGGTTAATGAAAAAGTAGAGTCATTGGTATCGGAACATACCGAACTCGCAGTTCAGGACGCTCTGGTAGAACAAGATGAATCACATTCCGCACAGTTGACGCAGTTGTTAGAAGCTGTTGATGCGGATCACACAAATAAGCTTACTAAAATGGTTGCCAGATTAGATAATGATCATACTTTGAAACTTCAGCAGATCGTTGAGCACTACGAAGGTATCATTACTAAAGATGCTAAACAGTTAACCGAAGTCCTACAAGTTGATATTTCAAACTTCTTAGATCTCGCAATTGACGATTTACTTCCTAAAGATTTATTAGATGAAGCTGTTGCCAATAATAAGGCGGCTCAGAAGCTTAAGAAAATTCAAGAACTCGTGTCTATTGATGAAGCATTCATCACTGCACACATCCGAGAAGCCCTTGATGATGGTAGATTGCAAATCGAAGGTCTTAAATCTGACCTCAACAATGTTTTAAAAGAAAATGTTAAATTAAGTTCCGCTAAGTCTAAGCTTGGTTCAGAGCTAGTACTTGAACGTAAGACTAAAGACTTACCTAAAGAAAAGAAACTCTTTATGGAGCAGACATTCAAAGGAAAATCTCCATCTTATATCGAAGAAAACTTTGACTATGCTACAAAGATGTGTGACCGAAGAGAATCCGAAGTCATGAAGCAGGAAAAAGTAGAACTTATAAAAGAATCGGTGGCTACTAAAGTAAGTGTACCGAAAGAAGAATCTCAAGTGGAATCAATGGGTGATCCGCTTATGAGTGAATATGTATCTGGTCTTAAATAATAGCCAGATGTTAGAAAAGGAGAAATAAATTATGAACAGAAATACTCCAGCGTATATCAACAAAGATGATGCCAAACTTCTCACCGAGAAGTGGGGTCCTATGTTGAACTATACTTCTAAGAAAATCGGAGCTATTAAAGACGAGCATACTCGCTTGAATACCGCTATTCTTATGGAGAACCAAGAAAGATATCTTAACGAAGCAAACCTAGCCGGTTCCGGTGGTGCGTTTGGTGACGGTAGCTCTGTTGGCGGACTTTACAGTCCAAATGGTGGCACCTATAATGGTGGAGACAACTATGCTTCAGGCGACGCACGTCTACCTAAAGTATTGATTCCTATGATTCGTCGTACGTTCCCAGAACTTATCACGAATGAAATCGTTGGTGTTCAGCCAATGAGTGGCCCAGTCGGTCTTGCTTTCGCTTTGCGTTACAAGTATGCTTCTGGTGATGCTCTTGGAACTGACTCTAGCGCGGCAACCAACGACTCGAACAACAGCGATGCTGGACAAGAGTGGTGGGCTGATGCCAATGGACAAGAAGTAGGTTGGAATTACCTTGACACCCGTTATACTGGTGCAAGTTCTGATCAGCTATCTGGTGCAGAAGCAGGTTCCTTGGGTGCTACAGAGTTCCCAATGATTGATGAAGACACTGGTCTTGCTCAGTTGATGAGCGCATTCGAATTCACCTCTAACATCCCACAGATGGAATTGGCTTTCGAAAAGACTGCTATTGAAGCTGGTACTCGTAGACTAGCCGCTCGTTGGTCTGTTGAACTAGAACAAGACATCCGCAACATGAATGGTATCGATATCGATGCCGAATTGACTAACGCAATGAGTTACGAAATTCAGGCTGAAATCGACCGTGAAATGATCATGCGTATGATTCAGGTCTGTTTGACTGCTGGTGATGGTAGCCGTAATGGTAAAGGTTATTCCTACTGGGCAGCAGCTTCCGCTGACGCTCGTTGGATTGGTGAGCGTAATCGTGACTTTTATTCGAAAGTTATCGTAGAAGCTAACCGTATCGCTGTGCGTAATCGCCGTGGTGCCGCTAACTTCGTTATTGCAACTCCTAGAGTTTGTGCAATGGTCGAAATGCTTCCAGAGTTCAAGTTCATGCCTGTTAACACTAACGTGAACACTCAGCCTACTGGTGTGTCTAAAGTCGGAAATCTTGGTGGACGTTTTACCGTTTATCGTGATACCCGTACTGAAGCTCAGTATCAGGTCGGAACCCGTCAGACTCCAGTAGAGTACGCTCTTCTAGGGTACAAAGGTGCTGACTTCTATGATACTGGTATCATCTACTGCCCATACATTCCAGTAATGGTCCAGCGCACAATCGGTCCTAATGACTTCGCTCCTAGAGTTGGTTTGCTTACACGTTACGGCGTTGTAGATAACCTATTCGGTGCAGAGTTGTACTACCATGTAGTGATCGTGAAAGGTCTCGGAGAAGCTTTCGAACCCGGTACTGCCGCAATCTACCTCTAAGTCGAAAGATATTGGTTAGTGAGAAAAGAGTCAACTTCGGTTGGCTCTTTTTTTGTACATTTCTTAAACAATTTCCATTGTTTTATTGTGCCAGTTGTATAAGTATTTAAAAGGAGAATGATATGCCAAGTAACAGTAAAGAATACATGCGTGAGTACTATAAGAAGAATAAAGTACTTATCAATGAGCGAAGGAGGGAAGAATATAAAACTGAGGAAAAGAGGGCTAATATAGATAAAAGAAATAGGGAATATACCGAAGCTAATAGGGAAGAGTTAAATAAAAAGAAGCGAGAATACAATCGTACCCACAAAGAAGAACGAAAGGCTAGAGATAATGCTAGGAGAGAAGAGATTCGTACAACAGAAAACGAATACCGCAAGAATCGATATGCAAACGATCCAGAATTCAGAATACTAATATTATGTAGAACTAGAATCCGAAAGGCACTAGAAGGTATCGGGACTAAAGCAGAACCCACAAAGCAACTCATAGGGTGTCCTGTAGAAAAATTAAAGGAGCATTTAGAAGCTCAATTTGTTGAAGGCATGAATTGGAATAATTATGGAGAATGGCACATTGATCACCGGGTGCCATGTGTATCATTCGATCTCACAGACCCTGTACAACAGCGTAAGCGCTTCCATTACAGCAATCTCCAACCTTTATGGGCCATAGATAACTTAAAAAAAGGTTCTCGATGAATTTTGGATTGATTTTATGAAAAGCACTTGTAAACATAACTGTACGCATAAATAGTTAAAAGGAGATTATTATGGCATACAAAGACCCAGAGATGAAGCGTATTAAAGATAAAGAATATAGAGAGAAGAACGCAGCAAAACTAAAGGAGTATTTTAAGAATAGATATGAAGATAATAAAGAAGAAATCTTAACTAAAAAGCGTGAACATTACCATGAGTCTAGAGAAAAGCATCTTAAAACTATGAAGGAGTATGCCGACACTCATAAAGAGGAAAGAAAAATATACCGAGAGAAAACTCGTGAGAGTTCAAGGGAGCGGGATCGTGAATATTATAGTAATAAAATGGCAACTGATCCTATATATAAGATTAAACGGAATCTAAGGAGTCGATTAGCTAAAGCACTCAAGGGTATTGGAGCTAAATCAGACAAAACTCTAAATCTACTAGGTTGTAGTGTAGAGGAACTTAAGGCGCACATTGAATCACAATTCACAGAGGGCATGTCGTGGGATAATTATGGTAAGGATGGATTCCATATAGACCACATCCGCCCATGCGATTCCTTCGATCTCACAGATTCCGAGCAACAGCGAGAATGTTTTCATTATACCAATCTCCAGCCCCTTTGGGCAATTGACAATCTCAAAAAGGGATCATCTATAGAAACCCCTTGACAATGCAGTATCCATATGAGATAATGAGTGTCTCAATTAAATTAAACAAGGAGAATATTATGATAGGAAATGAATGTGAGGAA